TTTGCGGAACTGCAAGGTCTTTTCATCAGGAATTACGCTTATATTATTGAGTGACTCTATCATATTGTCAATATCAATAATTAAATCCTTCCAACCCTGATTCCCCATCATCTCAAATCGGGATTCATAATACTTTTGTAGGTCAGGACTCATGGCATAGCCGCTTTGATTTCGTCAGCAGTTGTTGCCGCATCAATGGCAGTCTGCATGGTGGCATATTTGTCACGCACAGCTTGCCTTGCCGCTTCTGCCGCTGTTGCTTCAGAGGGGATGGTTGCCTTGATGTCCAATGGCGCAAACTCAAGCGTTCGTGCTTCTCTGCGCTTGTCATGGGCAATGGTCTTTGCTTTGGTGATGTTGATGGTAATCATTCTGAAAATTCCCATGCGTTACGGAATGTGCGGTCTGATGGAATGTCAGCCACATCCACAATCTTGTAGGGCTTGCCAGCAGGAACATCCTTGGCGGCAATTTCCTCAATGGTTAAACCGCATTCAGGGGCGGGAACAATGATGGCTACACCATCGTCATTTGGAAAAATGATTCTTGAGTTCATGGTTGTCCTTTTAGCGGAAGATGGAAACTTGAATCCAATCAAGGTCAACAGTTGTTGGTGTTGGATTTCGTGTAATAAACCTCAATGCTGATGCTGTCGGTGATGTTATAGAACTTTGTGCCGCACCGAATACTGTAAGCGAACCAGCTGTTGCCGCCCACACCTGTGCTGAATAATTTGCGTCTGTCATTGCTGTTGTAAAGTTCACCGTGTAATCTCCAGTGCCATTATCAGTAATGCTGGTCACATTTCCACTAGCCCTGATCGCCACAGTACCCGTGCCGTTGAAGTTCACCCAAGCACGACAACCATAAGCAGTAGCAACAGAGCCATAACCTGAGTTGAATTGGAGATTGGCACTTGAGTCAAGTCGCATAACCTCCACACCGCCCTCTGCAAAAGCAATGGTGTCAGCGGCAGGAAAGAAGATACCTGTGTTTGCATCTGTTCCCCTGATAGCAGGGGTTGCGGCAGAACCGTCAACATCGGACAAGCCGTCTGTGCCTGAAAGAATTAAGCTCATGGTGTTGCTCCTTGTTCATCTGCTGGCAATGGTGTGTTGCCTTCCGCAAGCCATGCAAGGTAGGCTTGGTAGTCGGTGTTGGCTATGTCAATCGGAATGGCTTTTGAGCCAAACAAAATGCAAGTTACTTCCCCATTACGATCTCTGTATTCTTTATATGCGTTCATTTATAACTCCGCAGATACTTGGCATAAACCTGTTGGTGGTGAGGCTGTTACATTGCTTGCTAACGAAGCAACAAAATATGCTCTTGCAGAAGTAAGGCTAGTAAGATTTCCAAATCCAGCTTTCATACCCAAGTAACTAGCTTGCTCTAATGTAGATGTTGCTGAACTTTGTGTATACGAACTAACAGCGACATCTTCAACCCGCATCACGCCTACGACATTTAAGGTTGGAGCCGCTCTCATTGGAACCGGATGTTGGTAATAAAGCTCAACTTTTGTTGTACTTGCCGCTACCCCTGCCGCCGCCACAAGGTTATAAAAATACCGCTGACACAGACTCAACTCAGTCCCATAAGGTCTGTAATCAAATGACGTTGCTGTTGAGCCTTTTTCAAGCTGTACGCCTGTGATGTAGAAAGTAGCACCGTTTGTAGCGAGTAAATTTATCGACCCAGTAGCAGAGTAATAATTTGTAGACCCCCAAGAACCAGCAGTCCCAGAAAAAGTAGTTCCTGTTCCGAGATTCCATCCAACTCGCAAACCAATACCATTAGTTGTGAGCCAAGTGCCTGATGTATCCCCAGAAATCGTTACAGATTTTTGTTCCCATGTATTGGCCGCATTAACCGTATAAGTAAAAACATAGGCTCTGTTTTGGGCGCTGTTTTGTATATACCCGCCAAAAATTCCTGTGAGACTTGACCGAACCCAAAAAGAAACTGTGATAGGCACTGCTGATGCTGACCCCCACCCAAAGTCAGTCATATTCAAGCCTTCAATTCGTTGTTCTTGAGAGGCAAATGCTGTTGCTCCAATTGAAGCTGCGGTTAACGATGTTACAAGTAAAGAATTTACAAAACCCGCTGGAGTTGTTGAACTTTGCTGAACAGAGTAAGAGCTAAAAAGAGTACTTTCACAGCGGCTTTTCCATCTATCCAAAGTTAAAGAGTTGTCGCTTGAAACAGTAACACTCGCCCCCGCATTCCTCTGGTCAATCACCATCGCACCATTGATGATGCGGTTTTTGAAGCCCATTGATGACGCAGAATTGAACTGCCCATCAAGGGTGATGCCCGTTGTGCCCGAAATCGCTATGGTCATGTAATCACCTCTTGAGGCTGTGCCGCCTCTACCAAAGCCTGTGCCTCAGCAAGTGCCTGTGCTTCAGCCTCTGCTTGCTGTGCCGCTACTGCCGCATCATGGATTGCTTGTTCTTCAGGTGTGTACTCAACGATTGAGGTTACGCCTGTCTCTACATTTACTACGATTCTGTGTGTCATTTTTTATCCTTCATACATGATGTTGATTGTTCCAGCGTCAAAGGTGTCAGTGCCGTTGACTGTGGTGATGCGTACTCGGTCTAAAGTGCCACCAAGGGCAACTTTCCCACCAAAATTAGCAGTCATAGCAGTTCCACCAGTTAAACTAAGTGAACCTGTATGAACCCATGTATTTGTAGAAGAATCAAGCAAAGAAATTGTTGCGCTACCATGTCTAAGACTAGATGCAGTTGTGCTTGCAGAGCCACCACCCAATAAAAATAAAGTGGTATTTGCTACTGCTACAACTGTGCCTGTATTTACTAAATCTGCCGCAGTTCCAGCATATCCAGTTGAAACTATGCCACCTGACGTTCCAAGCCTAATTCCAACGATTGAAGTTCCACTGGTAGAAACTCCATCAAACATCACAGTGATACGCTTCACCCACGTTGGCAAACCTGTGAAGTCAATGCTTGTACCTGATGTGCTGGCAACAGCAGTGCCAGAGGTAATAGCACCGCCTTGAATTGTCTTGTTTGTCAGCGTCTGAGTTGCATCTGTACCGACTATGGTTGTTGTTGCTGTCGGCAAAGTCAGCGTGTAGTTGCTGTTTGTATTAGGCGATGCAATGGTCAGCGTTCCTGTACCACTTGCATTTCCTGAGATTGCTACTAGAGACATTTCTTTCCTTTAGATTACAGTCCAAACTGAACCGCTTGCAATCGTTACAGTGATGCCTGAGTTAACAGAAACAGTCCCTGCGCTCATGCCATTGTTTCCAGCCGCAATAGTGTAGTCAGCAGATACAGTCTGTGAATTCACAACAATACCATTGCTTGCCACCAAAACAGTTGACTGCAATTCACCAGTGCTAGGCTTGTACAGCAACTTAGCATTGCCAGTGTAAATCGTAGTTGGTGTGCCTGATGTTGCATTTGCAAACAGTGGGTAGAGATTGGTTGATGTGCTTGTGTCATTGCTGATACTTGCACCAGCAGTTCCATTAGAAGCCGCAGTTACTCGACCATAAGCATCAACAGTGATGTTTGCCGCTGTGTAGCTTGCCGCAGTAACTCCACTGGTATCTAAGGCAACAGTGCCACTTGTCGTAATCGTTCCACCAGTCAACCCTGTACCAGCAGTCACTGAAGTCACAGTACCCGAGAACTGGTCATTCGATGTGATGGTGAAGTTAGGGTAAGTACCACTGATGGAGGTAGTCCCTGCACCTGTCAAAGCAACAGTCTGATCTGGTGCTGAGTTGGTAATGGTGAAGTTGGGGTAAGTACCCGAGGTACTGATACCTGTTCCAGCGGTCAATGCAACTGTCTGGTCAGGGGCAGTATTCGTGATAGTGAAGTTAGGATAAGTGCCACTCGTTGATATACCTGTGCTTGCAGTCAAGCTAACAGTTTGATCTGGAGCAGAATTGGTAATCGTGAAGTTAGGGTAAGTACCGCTAGTAGAAATGCCTGTGCTTGCAGTTAACGAAACAGTTTGATCTGGTGCAGAGTTTGTAATGGTCAGAGTGCCACTTGATGTAATCGGGCTACCAGTAACAGTAATTCCTGTTCCAGCCGTAGCCGCCACACTTGTTACAGTTCCAACCGATACAGCACCAGTTTGTCCATTAACAGAAGTAACTAAGTTGCTTTGGTCAATCTTTTGCCAAACTGTTCCATTAAACAGCAACCAATCGCCAATTTGCCAATCTGTAATGCCATCTAGGTTAGTTGAGCCAGCCGTAGCAGTGATGTAATAGTAGCCATTAACACCAGTGCTACTAGCCAATGTGGGTGTATTTGTTGAAGCGTTCCAAGTACCCTGATAACTTAATCCACCGCTACCAGTCCCCCAAGAAAGAGTAGTTCCATTTGTAGTTAAAAACTTTCCTGCATTCCCTGTCTGACTAGGAATCAGGTTGTCAATCTGAGTCTGTAATGAGGCTAGAGTATCAAGAACAAACTGAGAAGTGCCGCCACCATTAGTAATGACTTTGATGCGTTCTGCAAGGTCAGGAGCAACAACCTCACCAACATTGAGTTCAACACCAGAAGACAATGTAATGATAAGACTACCATCAAAATCAATGCGAGCAGAGGTAACAGAAACACCATCAACACCATCCACTCCATCACGCCCATCTTTACCAGCGTCACCCTTATCACCCTTTGCGCCATCTCGACCTGCTTTTCCATCTTTGCCATCCCTTCCATCTGTGCCGTTGATACCATCACGACCATCTTTGATAGAAGCAACACGCTTTTCAATGGCATTTCCAACATCGTCAAACCGAGAACGAATGTCAGATTCAATCTTCTTGAGGGCTTGGACAACCAAGTCAACATTTTCGCCAATCTTCTTCTTTTGAACTTCTTTGGCTTGTAGAAATGCCTGACGCACTGAATCGAGAACAGCCATCTGCTGTTCAGGAGTCATGTTTTTAAGGATTAACTCCTTGGCGAGTTTTTCTACATCCATTATTCAGTACCAGTTTGTGCAGAACTTAATTGCTTGGTCAATTGGTTGAGAAAATCTTCTTCCATGCCTGAAATCTTGTTGTTTTTCTCTGCCATTTGCAGTTCAACAATCTTAGACTTGTTCTTGATGTCAGCTTCCTTCAACATCAATTCGGCAATCTTAACTCTCTTATCAAACTCTTTGGAAGCTAAGTCATCTTGGTTAGGCAGATTCTTTGTCACAGCCGCCATGTTCTTGGCTTGTACTTCTTGTGGCATTAACTGAGCCTCAACCATCAATTTCTGTGCTTCAGCCCTGTTTTGTTCAGCCGCTGTGGTGTTTACAGCAATCTGAGCCTGAGCCGCTTGGATAGCTAACTGCTGTTGAGCCTGTTGCATCTGCTGTTGCTCAGGATTTGGTTGCATCATCTCATCTAACTTGGCAATCAACTCCATTCTGTTAGATAAACTGCTGTTTCCAATGATGCCTTTGAGCAAAATCGGCAAAACAGGGGTTTCAGCACCCAAAGTCTGCAACAAACCAATGAATTGTTGTTGTTCATACTCCCGAGCAATAATGCCCAAGGTAGCAGTAGGCACAAAATTCATGTCCACAGAGGGATAACGCTCTGGGTCAAACTGCATATAGCGGAAAGCCGCCTTTTTGATGAATGGAATCAAGAAATCTTCTTGGAAATTCACCAAAGTACGCTTGTATTTCTTGATGATGGAGGCTACTGCCATCGACATACCACCACCATCACGGCTAGATTGGCTAACCAAGCCCTGAGAGTCTAGAGTTCCAGTGGCTTGCAACAGCATACGCTCAAATTCTTTGGCAGTTGCTAGGTTATTGGGGTCACTTTGACCAAACTTGAATGGATAAAGAATCTCTGACGGTGCGCCATTGGTGAGAATTGCTTTTCCGGGCTTTATCTCAAACTTCATACCCCTTGGCAACCGTGTTGCATCCATCGCAATCATGGGGGAAGTGGTCAGTGCAAGTGAATCTAAGTGGCTACGAGTCTGTGCATCAATGGCTTTTTGCATATTGAATGCTTTTTCCACTGTCCCACGACCCAATAAACGGTTAGGAACGGTATCGTCTTGGTAGGACAGAACAGGTCTGTCCTTCATCATGTAGGGGTTTTCCTCAGCCTTGAGTAATAAACCATCGTTGGCAATCACAACAATGGCTTCCACCATGTCGGTGTAGTCCTCGGCATAAGAATTGTCAGGAAACAACTCAACAATGTCCTTGTTTTCTTCCAAGTTGTTCAAATACTCACGGGGTACTAACCCGTAGTAGGTCAGCAGAAGTACCTTCTCATCTTGGTACTGCGATACTTCTTGGGTAGGTTCAAGATCGGTGTCTTCGTAGGTGGGCGTGATGTCTACTTTGCGGTAGATGCCTCTCTCGATTCCTTCAACAACCTTGTGGATTGAGACATACTTCTCAATAGCCACGCCCATACAGTCATCAATGGAAGTACCGTTGGGGTCAAAGAGGAAGTTCTTGGGATTGACAGGCATGATCTTGACTGCAATCCTGTCTCTTTCCATGACTCCAATTGCCGCCTGTCCTTGCATATTGGGGATGGGTTGGGTGGCAGGGACATACTCTTTTTCAGTTTTGACAATAATCTCACCTATGCCTGTTCCATAGATTTCAGCCATCAATTCGATCTGGTCGATAGCTTTTCTGATTTTGTCTTTCTTGAAGTCCTCATTCAGTTGAACTTTGATTAACTCAATGTCAATGGGGTTGCCGTTGACATCTCGGATGTTGTCTTCAATGTCAAAGAACTCGCCTTGACCAAAGATTGCTTCCATGATTTCGGCATGGCGGGTTTCAACTGCTTGTTGGGTGGCAGGGGTGACGATACGGCTACGCTCTGACTCACGGGTCTTGTCCTCAGATGCCCACTCTCCTCGGAAGATACGCTCGTACTCTAGATAGGAGGGTAGGAAGTTTGTGTTTCTGTAGTCTCTCCACCGATCGCAGTGGTCAGTAACGAATGAAGTCAACTCTTTATCAGCCTCTGTGGGTTGATAGTATTCGTCTTTGTCTAATTTTTTGGTTGCCATTTATACTCCCGAAATTACATCTAAAGGCTCCCACTCATCTTCTTGATCATCTTCGAAGTATGTAGTGACAGCAAGTTGGTCGATGTATGACAAAGAGTCGGGTAAGTCATCATGTACGCCTTGGGCTGGAAACATCAAAAGTTGGTCTTTGAATTCATCCCAATCTTCCTCAGAGTTCAGCACAATGCGCCCATGCTCAAACCGCCCTTGGAGACTCCAGATAATCCTGTCAGCCTTTTTCCTGTTGCCATGCGTTAAGTCAACTATGTGCGAATATACATTATTTTTTCGCATTAAGTCACTCAAATACGGCAAAACTGCGTTTTTTAACGCTCCCCTCTCAATTCCCACCGACAAAGGGCGATATTCCCTCATTTTCAGCAGAATCGTGGCGGCTGTCTCCCTGATGTCCCACCGCCCATAGGCGATCTCCTTGACAAACCATTTCCCATCGTCTGTGACCTTGACCACAGAGATAGCAGTCTGATCTAGCCTTTTCTTGGAATTGGCGGCTTGTTTGGCAACTTCCTCAAAACCAGCCAAGTCTACGGCAATGTAATAGCTTCCATGCTCAGGCTCTACTCCATATTTCAGCCATTCTTCCTTGAAGACATCTGAGCCAGCGTTGTCAAAGGAAGCCATGTACTCTTGCTTGAAAGCAAAGGTAGAGAGGGTTTTCTTGGCAGATTCAATCTCAGAGGGGTCGATCAGGGGGTTGTCTTTGGTGGTGAAGTGCCAAGATTTCCAATCTTTGTCTTCTTCTGATCTTCCGAGTTTAAAAATGTCATAGAAAAAGTTACGACCTTTGGGAGTTCCGATGAACATTGCCCGACCTTTTTTGTCTGACAGCGAAGCTCGAATAACCTGTTCCCAAGCCTCGGGTTTGATGTCGGCAACCTCGTCAAGCACAGCATAGGTGAGTGACACTCCTCGCAGAGTATCTGGGCGATCTGCACCTCTAACATAGATTTTTGCTCCGTTTATCAGGGTGATGTCCATGTTATTGATGTGGCTTGACTGAATCACCTCTCTGCCCAACTCCATCAAGACATCCCAAATAATCTGTCGTGCTTGACCATTGGTGGGTGCAACATACAGCACAGCCGAGCCAGCAGTACATTGGAGTCCTTCAATCAGGAGGGTAACGGCTGAGAGGCGTGACTTACCGCATCTTCGACCAGCGGCAATGACTTTAAACCTTGTTTTATCAGCAAAGACTTCTTGTTGCCAAGGGAGGAGACTGAAATTTAGGTCTGACATATCAACAAGTAACTTCAAATTTTGGATAAGGCCCATACCAATATTGATTGGGATTTATTGTTAGGTAAGGAATAGATTTTTGACTTTGTAAAGCAAAAATAATTCCTTCAAGATATGCAACTCTTTCTTTCAAATGTTGAAGTTCATTTTTTTCTTTCTCAGTCATCTTTAACCTCTACATCTTCTGCTTCTATTACAGGGTTTTCCCCAATAGTGACACCACCTATGCCTGAGATTGTGATGTTGACAGCGGAGCGTTGTTTTCCTTCTTTTTCAAACAGGGAGACAGGAAGCATTCTGTCCATACAGAGTTTGAGTGCCGCCATTTGAGCAGGGTGTTCATCATTCATGGCAATCTCGACTGCCTTGTAGACAACATTAGAACCAGCACTGTTTATCAGGAGGTCTTTGAGTTCTTTGATTTTCTGTTGTTCAGTCTTGGGTAAGACGAGTGCAGAGGGGTTGTCTGCGTACTTAGAGAGAGTCATCTTTCCTGTACCACGGGGGCGACCTTTAGATTTCTTCAGGTTATCAGGAAGTGCATCTACAGCGTTCATCTTTTATCCAGTTAGGGAAGAAGGTTGTTGGTGGCTGGATTTGAACCAGCGACTCGCCTACTGTGCTTTGTTGCAACTCTACACAGCATCGACAGAAATCTGCCCATGACTCTACCAACTGAGTTACACCAACACGGCTGGAGACTATTTAAAAGGCTGGTGACTATTACCAATAGTACCTAGTGACAATCCCCATGCGTCTTGGAAGTTAGCGCACACTTTACACGAGAATCAGATTCTTGTATAGTAGGCGCACACTTCGGTGTCTTTGTCAGAGTCTATCGGCTTATGTGCAAACTTTGGGTAGGAAATCGAGTCTTCAAGGTGTCGTAGTCTTGGATAGATGTAGTCCCTAAAGTCCACGGAAACGTTCTGGCTGACAAAGTATTGTGGGACAGAAGATTGTCAATCCCACCGAGCAGGAGGACTGCATTGTGAATGTGCTGGCTTGGATGCCAAAACTAATCCGTTCTGATGTGTGACGGTACAAGGTGCAAACAACGCAATGTGGCTATTGAGGCTCTGTTAGGCAAGAGATGGCTCACCATCTAATCTCAATAGATATTCTTGGAATTGAGCAACCAAGACAGGACATCATCCTGACAAATCCCTTAACTCACTTCATCAAGTGGGTTAGGGGTTTATTTATCAGAACATCCCTTCTTTCCACAATTTAGCCAGACTTGTTTGTGTCTTACGCTACATACTGCTTTTCGTGTGCAGAGGAGGGTTCACAAATATTTACAACTCACGACTACCCCCTCCCCCCTATCAAAGTGAGCACTTACACACATAGAAGTAAGCACACACTAACCTACCCAGTAAGCACTTACTAACATAACCAGGCGGAGTAAGCACTAACTAACATTGCTAATCTACATGAGAATCATTCGCATTCGCATATAGGGGCTATGCACCATCACAGGCAATCACCGAATATCACATTATGTTAAATAGTGAAAACCTATTGACTAGAATAATTGATAGATATTATTAGTGGAAAACTAGGGTAAGTACTGATTACATAGTGTCGCACAAAATGTTATATTATAGGCACTGGTTCAAAATAATCAGTGATTCAACAATCAACTCAATAGGCTTAAATCATGATGACAAATCATAAACGCACTTCTTATAGAATCATTCGGGAATTGACCCATGTATTAGATGCAGTGCCACTAGAAGCACTTCCATATGTTGCAAGGGGTTTATCCGATACTTATAAAATACCTAAAAAACCCATGTTGCAAGTTATGCGCCGATACACTAGGCTTTATCGCTAACAGTCTAAATTCTAGGGTTTATGGCATTGGAAACAGTGCCATAACACCTAGGGATTTTCCTAGGTTTTTTTGATAGGTGTTAATGATGGATAAACAACTGCAACAATTGGAAAGCCTACAAAGGGCTAAAAATGGTGATTCATTACTGAATTACCCTAGCATCATAACGGGTTTTATCGCAAAGGGAATAAACCCTAGTGACATAATCCCTAGAGAAAATGTTTTCACCTATAACGCATGGAAAGCACTTGGCAGGCAAGTCAACAAGGGTGAACATGGCGTTAAAGTGGTGACATGGATAGATGCTAAAGACAAAATCACGGGTTTACCTACAAAATTGTGCCGTGCATCTACTGTTTTCCATATTTCGCAAACTAGCCCTATTCAGTAAACAATAGGTTTATAGCCCTTAGAATTCTAGGGGTTATATGCCTAGGGGTTTCCTAGGGATTCAATCAATCATTTTTTAATAGGTGTTCAAAATGACAAATCAACAAATCAAAGCCTTACAAAGCATTGGCAAAGGAATCATAGAATCATGCAATATTGATTCAATCGGTGCACCTAGTGGTGCAATATATGCCGCATTAATGGGGCATGGTGCAAGCCTTAGTCAATTCCAATCAATTATGGATACCCTTGTTCGTAGTGGTTTTTTAATGCACGATACCGAATGCCACACATACCATGCCACTGATTCAGGCATTGTATGGGCTAACAAAGTAGGGGCATAAAATGAAACCTACACAATGCACAATTACTGGTTACTGGTATGTAACTGGTTACATTACCGGTAGAAAATATTGGGGCGCAAACCCTAGGGATTGTGTCCAAAATGCACAATTGTATTTTTACCGATAAATAGGGTTTATCCCTATGGTGTAGTGTCGCACACTATCCTACATTCAATCATCATTCATTCAATAGGTGTTCACAATGAAAATCAAGACATTCAAAAACGGTTATGCCACATTAGAAAAACTGTACCCATCGGGTATGTATTTAGTGCAATGCTATATAGGCTCTGAATTGCACGACAAAATTCGATGCGACGACTACCATTCCGCATTAGACTATTTCCGTAGTTTTTCCGCCATTGCCAAAAATTCTTAATAGGTGTCAACATGAAACAGTATTTCACTTTTAACAGTTTGCAAGATGCTAGAGACTATCGGCATGAAAACGGTACGGGCGGATGGATATTTGTCCCCGAAAACGATAACCCTAGTTTTTACCCGTATCACGAAATTATTCTATTCCCCAGTGAATTTTCACCCAGTGCAATATTTAATCACCCGTTTACAAAAGGCCGCACTGGTCAATTGATAGGGGCTTAACATGGAAAAAATAGACAAAATCATTGTGACTGTTAGCCTAACAGGGTTTGCCTGTTTAATGCTAATCATTGGCATTTGGGGATAAAACCACACTGTAAGCCCTTAATCTAGGGCTTACGGGGTACTTTTGCCCGATTCATTCAATAGGTGTTGAAAATGAAAAAACCAGTTTTTTATGTAACTATGACTGACAAATTTATGTCAGGGTGGGGCATGGCAAAGGGTAAAACCAATAAATTGATTATTGAATGTCAAAATATCAATCAAGCCCTTCAAATTGAACGAGCCGCTAAAGCTCGTAATGAAATGAAATATATCAATATTCGCACGACTAAGCCCTACTATGGGCAAAATATTGTCGAATCTTGGAAAACATGGGATGAATTAGGCGAAATTTGGACAGGGGTTAAAGCATGAATACATTACTTGAATGGCAACCACTTTGGGATGCAATGGATGCAAACCCTGAGCAATGGATACCCACTACCGAAAAAATGTATTGGGAAATGTTAGAGGTTTTACCGCCTAGAAAACAATCTAAAAGTGCTTTTTTGGTAGGAGAGGCAACTAGGGACAATTCAGAGGGTTACCCTGTTTATTCATGCTTTAAGCGAGTGGGCGATAGTTTCTACGCCAAAAACATGACGCTAGACCAATTTATTAAAGAGGTGACAGCATGACGCAAACCCAAGCATTTACAGAAGCCCTGATTCTGGCAATCATTGCACCCAGTGACGAGCAAAGCAAAAGAGCCGTTCAATTGGCAATTGATTTATCGAAAGGCTTATCTGCTGAAATCATTACCCAATGCAAAGATAATGCATTATCAATAGTGAGGAAAAACCCTTGATATACGCCACAATTGCTCTAATTTTGAAAATTATTCTCAGAAAATGAAAGGTGTTAAAAATGAAAGTGCATAAAATTTACGATAAAAAATACAACCCTGAATTTCCTTGGTGCATTGAAGTAATTGATTCAGATGATGATTTTGCAGAAGTGATCGAAGTTTTATGGTTTGCCACTGAAGAAGAACAAATTGCAGAATTCAATGTTTGGCTGAAAGACTGCCAACCATACATAGAACATTAAGTTAGTAATCACTAACATTCAACCGCCTTCGGGCGGTTTTTTATTGCCCTTTTTTAGCCCTTCCAATCCCTTACCCTCTTGCACTATCCAACCGCATCAAAAAAACGGCTAAAAAGTGCCTTTAAATCGGTCGTAAAGCTATTTTTTGACCATTGGCAAACCCTTAAAGCTCGTCAGCATGTTCATCATCCACAAAAAGACAGATTCCAACATGGTTTAAATCGAAGTCAGGGCGCAACCCTACACGCCAAAAGTGTGCCGCCCAGCGAATCGAAATCCGAGCACCTTCAGAAATCGACCCATTGCCAATGTGTTCTAAGGCTTCTTTTTCCTTGTCAGAATAATAAATAACCTGACCTTTTTTGCCTTTTGGTGCATGGTTATATCGTTTTTTTGGTTTCAATTCCATGCAGTGTGTGCCTCAAGTATTCAGCGATTAGTAGTGCCTCTGCCTTGTTTATGTCCTTTTTGCGCTTTAGTTTGGCTTCAGGCCATAAGTACCTCGCCATGTCCAACGATTCCTCTTTATCGGCTGTTAAGTGAAAGTGCTTTTTCCAGCGTTGTGGGGTGACAAGGTGAACAGGGTAGCGTGTTAACTCGCAAACCGCTGAAATAACCCCTACTGCCCGACCAAAAGTGAAAGTGCTAGAAACACCTTGATTTGGCATAGAGTGAACCTGTTCCATGCAGATTTCTGCGCCCTCTTTTGGGTCGACAATGGATAGGATTCGACTCTTGAAAACAAGGGCTAGTATGTGCTTGTCCTTGTGCTCAATGTCAAATGCTTCTAGGTAATTACCCTCATGGTCTACTGCACCCAATGCGCCTGAAACTGCGCCCGGGTCAATTCCTATCCAAATTGTCATTGTGTGCTTTCATTATTTTGGTCAATTCCTGACTGATTCCCTTGAAAATCCCCAATGGATGCTGTTCCAGTTCCTGCGCCCGATACCAAGCGTGTGCTTTCCATCCATTCGTTGATGCTAGTTTCACTAAATGGTTGAGTGTGGATTGGTACAGGTCGTACCGCATCCCCTGTGAGCCACAAGGCTTCAGTGATTCTTTTGACAGATAAATAACTGTTCCCATCTTTCACCTCATCCAAAAGACGGTTTGCTTGTTCTTTTGTCATGCTGTTTTCCCTAAAACTGCCCTGATTTTGGCTAAAACTTCAGGGTTTGGTGGTGCAGTCTTCAGCCTATCCTCATCCAGTTTGACAAGCGCAGGGTCACGCTGTGAGCTTGAAGGCACTGTTACCCTTGCAATGTCCACAGGCTTGTAAGACTGTTTCTGATTTCGAACCCAATTCCTCCATGTGGCTTGCCAATCCAGTTTTGTTGCGCCTGAACCAGCTTTTGCACTCCAGTAGTCTCGAAACTGCTCACCCACACTCCGCAAATCCAAATCAGGTCTTTCCTGTCTTGCCCAATCTGCCCATTCTTTTGGTAAAACCCAATCAGCAGAAAGGCGTGAGCCTTTTGTTCTTTGTTTTGCCTCTGTCTCTTTCTCTCTCTCTTTCTCTGTCTCTGTCTCTGTCTCTGTCTCTAGACTATCACTTTGATATCGTTCTGATATCACGCTGATATCATCTTGTTCCAGCCAGTGAGACAACTTGTTTAAGCAATCAATAGTTTGCTTTTCTGTCATCCTTAGCCTAAATGCAAGAGTTTTTGCTGGTGGCAATTTGCCATCATCCTCGCTAGCAATAAGCCAGCACATTACTAGCACCTTGCTAGCAAGTGGGTCTAATTCATACCACTCAAGATCGTCTAAAACATCCCTGTAGAGTTTTACCCAAGGTGGTTTGCGGTCTTTGAAGTGCTGAAACTTCTTCCAATTCTTGATTTGCATAATTTGCCCAAAAAAAAGGGCTACACCTGAAGTCTCACCCTTTCGGATGTTGGCGGACTGGCGTAGTTCCAGCAGACTTCATGTGTAACCCTACTACGATAATGCCGCCAAGCATTTCGTTAAATCATACATCAATAGCAGTTGGTGTTGCAATTGTTGCCGAAACAGCAAGTTTGACAAGTCACAAACCGACCATTTGCTGTGTATGTGTGTGTCGTACAAGCCGCCCACAATGTGAGGCTGGAAACTGCTAAGTATGCGCCAATAATGACTTTTTTCATGTTTTCTCCTTAAGTTGACTCTTTCGATTCTCCATCGAATTCTTGAGAAGGTTTCTCAACCACACAGAACCGCCAAGTTTGCGAAACTCTAACCATTGGTCAAAAGTAACTCTCGTGGCGATTTTGAGTGGGCTTCCTGTGATTTCCGATTTGTGTCTAGCCATGTGCGTAAAGTAGCAGTGTGGTTAATGTTTGACAATAAGGGTATGTCCTAATGTCCAACAGAATATAGTGTCGTACAGTATCCATTCATCAACTTGAAAGGCGTTTATGAAATTCGATGTTTGCTTGGATGAACTCAGAGACTTACAGTTACCAGAGACTGAATGGGAATTAAGGGTCAAATGGTCATACGACCCAGACTACAGCCCTAAAGAAGGGCTTTACCAAAAATACGAGTTTGAATTACAAAAGTTTGTTGACGACAAGTGGGTTGACATCACTGATGAGTTGTCCAGTTTTGACTTTGCCAAAATCGTGCGTTTGATTGAGGAGAATGACAATGATGACATTCTCTGAAGTCTTTGGGCGCATAGCACTCATTGTTGCCTTGCTGATGGGCATAAACCATGTTTTAACGCCATCACCACAGTCACAGAGTATCCAAGTCATCAGCAAGAAGAAAAGTCTCTTAAAGGCTTGTGTCAGGCTTCACAAAAGAAAGGCAAAAAACTATGCAACCGTCTGTGAAAAGCGAGGAATCTATGTCTGAATGGAAGACCCAACAACAAGTTTATGACGAGTTGAGAAACGACATTCTTGAAGAAGTGGCGGTGGAGATTGAGAAGATGCAAGGGTTTGGCAATGACACATTGAGTTCTTTTGGAATTTTTATCAGGGGAATGAAGCGATGAGCGAACCAAAAGTAATGCACCTCAAAGACTGGGGTGCAACAGCCATGCTAAATCATGCAATAGACCGCATACCCAATGATGAGAATTGCATTGTGCTGTTCTACGAGGATGGTGAGTTGAAGGCACTGTCATCTCATGTTGACCATCAACACGCAGTATGGATGTATGAATTGGCAAAACTACAAATCCTACATAAATGTATTTCGCATGAATGGGAGGAAGCATGACACAGGATGAAATTATTGAGATGGCGCAAGAATGCAATTTGATTGGAATGCGCCCACACCTTGATGGCATTTATTCCGAAGCACTTATAGCCTTTGCCAACCTTGTAGCCGCCAAGAAGCAAGAGCGCATTATTGAAGTGGTTGAGCGTTTAGGTACATGGGCGCACATAACTGAAGTGGTAGCTGAAATCAGAGGTGAAGCATGACAAAAGATGAATTAAAGCTGGTGCTTGAAGCGTTGAAGTTTTGTCATGGCGGTGAACCATGCGGTACAGCAGAGGCGATTACTGTCGTTGAAAAAGCTTTGGCAAATGTCGCTACCAACGACACATCAAAGGAATATGTCGATGAAATGCAAAAACAGCGACATGAGCAAGAGCCTGTAACAACGGTTGATGACAACAGCCAAAAATGGGCAGGAATGGATGGCGCAATTGCTTTCCACTTAATTGAACGACACGCAGACGGTTGGAATGACATTAGAAAAATGATGGGGGAATGGCTTTCTGCCAACACACCACAGCGCACAGAGCAAGAGCCTGTGGCGTGGATGCACACAAAGATAGATGGCGTTGCTGTTCCGCATCGACCTTCTGATTTGGATAAACACCCTGAGCGATGGGAAGCCTTGTATAAAACACCACCACCATGTCCAACTTGTGAAGCGTTAGCTCGTACAGTAATGCTTGACCAAACATCGCATGACACCCACCCACCACAGCGCACATGGCAGGGGCTGACGGATGAGGAATCTAGCTTGCTTTTAAACCAATCTGATTTGCTGGATATGTTTGAAAATATTGGGTGGTATTCAGCCCCAAAAAATGGATTCAAAAAGAACAGCGCAACTCTTATCCGAGCCATTGAAGCCAAACTCAAGCAAAAGAACGGCTTTGCCGAGGAGAAGAACACATGAGCATGGAAGATTACAACTTTGCCAAAGCCCGTGAAGCATGGGCAACGCCTGTGAAGATATTTCAATACAACTGCCTTTGCGGCAGGACGATGAAGTTTGAATCAGAGCATGGTGTTATTGCGCCACAGCGTGAGTGGGTAGGGCTGACGGATGAGGAAATCCGAGAACGCTGGTTTGCCGCAGAGCCTACGCCAGATGGAAGGTCAGCGTCCTACAACTATGCCAGAGCCATTGAAGCCAAACTCAAGGAACGCAATTTATGAATTCACCTTGGGACTACAAAGGTCAACCCTCAATCTGGACAAGAGATGCTGAACTGAAGATGATAAATGTTGGGAAAATGATTGGTGCTAAACGCAGAGAACAACTGAAAGCAAAAGAAGTTCAAGGACATCATCCATATCAAGCAAGGAAGAACAAGAAATGACACAAGATGAGATTCTTAAAGAGTTGCGTATCGTAATCGCTGAAAACCAGCAATTTACTACTTGGACAATATCAACACCGCATTTAGTGGAGTTGGTCAACAGGGCAGTAAAAGCAGAGCGTGAAGCCTGTGCATTGATATGTGAACGAGTATATAAAAGAATGTGTCCAGAGGCACAAGAAAATGAAGTTGGGATAGAGGCTGAAGCCATCAGAGCCAGAGGAAACGCATGAAATCAGCATTCGATTACAAAGGTCAGTCATCAGTCTGGTTGACCGACACCAAGATGAAGCGTTTTAAACAGGGTGAGGAGTATGCCAAGCGCAAGCAAGACAAACGAGGCATCCATGAGCAAAACCAAGTCTTCATCTACTCTAAAGCCCTGTCTGGCAAAAAATGATTCAGCAAATCAGAACATTCTTTGGCAGACAAAGAGGTGAAAGCGGTAAGCGCAGAACCGAAGTCAGGATGGGAATTGCTTGGATTTGCTTGAGTTGCGGCAAAGTGTTCACTAACAAAGCACTTGCAGACATTCATAAGTGCATTAGGGAAATTCCCTATATCAATTACGATAATGTCTGACAGAATACACACATTGATAGGTTTTTAACAGGAGTGAATGATGGATTTTGAAAGAGAAAAGTGGATGGCACTGCAAGACCTGAACTCAGAAGATGTTGCAGATGCGATATGCGATAGTCAGGCTATCGTAGAAGCAATACAGTCAAACGCATGGGCTGATGTTGCAGACATGGTTCGATCACGAGTCGAACTCAAAGCAGAGAGACTTGCACAGTTAGCCTGTGATATTCCCCTGACAAAATGGATTGACAGTGAGGAAGAACTCGAATTGTGGCGTTATTACAGAGCAGAATTGGCTCGTGAAGCAATTGCACAGAACACCCCCAAATTACCTAAAATCAACCCTTACGAGAGAGGTCAGCAATGAAAACTAAGCTGAATCTTGAGAGAATCATTGAGGAGCATTCAAATGAGTATTACTGTGCGTTCTGCATTAAGCCTCGCAACCCAACAGATAAATGTTGTGATGACTCGTTTTTTATCTTATTTCGAGATTTGGACACCCACACTCAGTTTGAAAGAGCGTCAGAGATTGCTCAGAAAGGCGGCTAGGCGAGTGAAAGAACAACCTAAGACTCAACGGGTGGTTATGCCATCCAAACTCATCACCGACCCAACATTCGGGTATGTGAACTCAGCACTGACCGATGTGTCAGAAACATGGAAGAAGCATTCAACAGGAGTAAACAATGCTGGATTATTCAACAATCCTAATGCGAATGGAAAGAACCACAAAGAGTCTGGAGCAGAAATGTCTCCACAAAAGATTCGCAGGGTTCAATAAAGATATTGCCCAGATGCACAGCGATCTAACGCTGTTGGCAATGTGGGCAGTAAATCAAGAGGCGATGGATATTTTTAACGATGTAATGGGAGTCAAGGAATGAAACAAGAACAGGTGTTAAGTCTTCTCAGTAAGAATGTCAACGAACATACTGAGAAAAAAGCAAATTTGACATATCTTTCATGGGCGTGGGCATGGGCTGAAGCTCTTAAAGCAGACCCCGATGCCGCTTACGAAGTCGAGATGTTTGGCGACAAGTGTTACATGGATATAAACGGCACTGCAATGGTGTTCGTGACAGTCAAAATGTTTGGCAAACCAATGACTTGCCAACTTCCAGTGATGGATTTCCGAAACAAAGCAATCCTCAACCCTGACGCATTTGCAGTCAACACTGCCATCATGCGTTGCATGACTAAAGCACTGTCATTGCATGGTTTGGGTCTGTATATCTATGCTGGAGAAGACTTGCCTGAAGGCGAGGGTTCAGATATAGATGTCAACAGCATGATTGACCATTTAGCGGCTATTGAAGCGGCATCCACGATTGAGGAGTTGAAGAATGTTTACACCACTGCTTACAGTGCTTGCGGTACTGATAAGGCTTGGCAAAAGAAAGTGATTGATGCTAAAGAAAAGCGTAAAGGAGCATTGAAATGAGTGAAGTTGAACAAGGTACACCAGAATGGTTTGCACAGCGTTGTGGCAAAGCCACTGCTTCTCGTATCTCTGACATTGTTGCCAAGACAAAAACAGGCTACAGCACAAGTAGAGCAAACTACATGGCACAGTTGGTAGTCGAGCGCATGACCAACCAAGTGGCAGAGTCTTACTCAAATGCCGCTATGGAGTGGGGTACAGAAAACGAACCCTTTGCCAGAGCCGCATACGAGGTCAAAACAGGCAATACAGTCGATCAGGTATCTGCTATTGACCATCCACGCATTGCCATGTCTGCCGCCTCTCCTGATGGGCTTATTGGTGATGATGGATGCCTAGAGATCAAGTGTCCCAACACTTCCACCCATATCGACACTATTCTTGGTGACGAGCCAACAAAGAAGTATTACGACCAGATGCAGTGGCAAATGGCGTGTACAGACAGGAAGTGGTGTGATTTCGTGAGTTTCGACCCACGAATGCCATCGCACTTACAGCTGTTTGTCAAAAGAATCGAGCGCAATGACTCTTATATTGCAGAACTCGAAAGTGAGGTTGTCCAGTTTCTCAGTGAAGTGGATGACAAGGTTAAAAAACTCAATGAAATCAAGGTGTAAATATGGAACAGCGTGACAACTCAGGTGTACTTTTTAAGAACGACAAGAAAGAAAAAGACAATCACCCAGACTACAAGGGCAACATTCGTGTTGATGGACAGGACTTCTGGCTGTCAGCATGGATTAAAGAGGGTAAGAACGGCAAGTTCATGGGACTAGCAGTCAGCCCTAAAGACGACCAACCACAGCCTCAAAGCAAGCCTAAAGCCAAGATTGAGGATATGGATTCAGATATACCTTTTAATTGAGAGGCTCTGGAAAACCTCTTAAAAAACCAGTAAAAGAACAGGGGAAAGCGCAAGTGAGTACCCACTAACTTTGATAGGAGTTGATATGACTTTGAGTTTTGAAGAACGCAAGCAAATCTGGTGGGAATGGCATAAGGAGAATCCACAGGTTTGGCAGTATTTTGAGAAGTTTGCTCTAGAAGCAGTAGGACTAGGGCGCAAGAAGGTCAGTCACTGGCTGATAATCAACAGAATCAGGTGGGAAGTCACCATAGTCACAACAGGTTCAGACTTTAAGATCAGCAACGACTACATTGCTTTTTATGCTCGACTTTGGCAAGCTAAGTATCCTCAGTACAAGGACTTATTCAACACAAAACAGATGATTGGAGAGCCAAGATGATTGAAAATGTACTTAACATAATAATTCTTTTGGCGTTTGGTGGAGCATTACTCGCACTAGGTGTTTGGGTAATACTCCACTTCTTTGACGATTAAGCCATCAGAACATCAATGGCAGTCTGGGTTCTGGCAACCCTGTCGTCCAAACCATGTGTACCGCCATTGATTCTCTTGGTCAGACCCGTCATATCGTTGGCATCAGCAAACTGATTCAGCTTGTTCTTGTCCCAAAACCACCCTGCTGACAAAGCCGCATATTGTGGCGATGACACCAAGTCAGGGTTATCCAGTAGATCAACTCCCAAAGCCTCTCCACAAGCCCTGTAGTTGTCTTTGCCTGTCAACTGAATCAAACCCCTTCCACGGTACTTAAAACCCTCTCCAGAGGCTTCATTTCCATTGCCCATACGGTCAGCGTAGACCTTGTTGGCAATCTTCTCAGGATTGCGGTGGTAAGGCTGGGCAACATCCAAACTAGGGAAACGCTTAGGCCAAACCTTTGTCAAGCCCTCTGCACTATAGTTCAGGTTTTCTTTGAGAGCAGTGAATCCACCGCTTTCATGAGCGCATTGCCCCAAGAAACAAGCTTGTCTCTCAGGTGTTGATATGTCGAAACGATCAAAAGTTTCATTGATTGCATCTATCCACTCCTCTGCCTTGATAGGCGTTATCTTCAATGCTTGGGCTAACTGTTCACTGTTCATTTGCTCTCCTTCTGGTTAATCATCTCTCTGACTTGGTTGTAGGTGGCGATACAGGCGTTGAGCTTTCTGGCGGTGAGGTCGGCTTCGTCTGTGATGGCGAGAATATCTCTAGCAACCTCTGGCTGAAGTTCGGCTGTTGGGGGGTCAGATCGCTCGGCAACGGGGGCATCTGAGGTGGCTGATAAGGTTGGGCAGGAGGGCGTTTTGACAGGAATCCGCAACCTGAGAGCACCAGAGTTGATGTCAGAATCACGCTTTTGAATAACGACTTTTGCATTCTTGTTTGCCTTTACCAGTTCAGTTGCTTGATTTTGCACCGCAGTCACCAGTGCCTGTTCCTTTTGCCTAGCCTCTTGGTTAAGTCGGGCAATCTCCATTTGCTGTTTAGCAAACTCGTCTTGCCCACCCTTGTAATAACCACCGCCAAAGGCACTCATCACCGCCACTACGATGCCAAGAAGCACATACGGGTTCAATATACTCATTCTTTGGCTTCTAACTTTGGGTCGCTGTCAGCGTCAGCATCAGCCTTGGCAATTGCCTTGGCACTGGCTGAAACAGCAGAACGAC